AGTCTTCAACCTTGGGCGCAAAGCAGACATTCACGCTGCCGATAGGGTTTACACGTGGAGAAAATCTCGTTTTTTAAAGGTAGTGTCTGTAACTCAGGTCGCTTCTGTTCCGACAAAATGTATTGCAGTCGATCACCCATCGCATCTCTTCTTGGTCGGAAAAACCATGATTCCGACACACAATACCGCGCAAGGCTTCAATCACTTCGAGGAGATGTGGCAGGAGGCCAAGCGCGCACGCACGCAATCGGCGGTGTTCATCGGCTGGCATCACAATGAGCTTTACCGTGTGTCGCGTGACTCGGATGCCTATCGCGTCTATTGGGGTGCGACGGGGCGGCCGACACGGTATGAGCGCGCCGCCATGCGCGATGTGCGGGCATTGTATGGGTCGGAGATTGATGACTGTCAGTGGGCCTGGTATCGATGGCAGGTGAAGGAGAAGCAGGGGGATGAGCTCCTGATGAAGCAAAACTATCCGACCACCGAGATGGAGGCGTTCATCGAGTCGGGCTCGGCGTTCTTCTCTGGCGCCGTGTTGACGGAGCTCATGAAGCGCTTGCGTGAGCGGCGGCGCGAGGGGGTGCTACCCGAAACGTACCGCATCGAGGTGAAGGGGGAGTTCAAGGACACGGAGGTCGTCGTTGTCAATGAGCGCTACGCGACGCTCACCGTGTGGGAGAAGACGGTCGGAGATGGAGCCTATGTGATCGCTGCGGACCCGGCGTATGGATCGTCAGACTGGGGCGATCGGTTTGTGATCTCCATCTGGCGCTGCTTTGGAGACCGCATGGTGCAGGCGGCTGAATTCGTCGACCATCAAATCGACACCTACGCGTTCGCGTGGATACTCGCGTACCTCGCGGGGTATTACTCATCGCCTCGTTACCCGGCAGCCGTCATTCTCGAGATCAACGGCCCAGGCCAGGCGGTGATGAATGAGATCAATAATTTGAAGCGCATGCGGTTTATCTCGAGTTCCGACCCGGCGCGCGCCGAGCTCGGGAATGTCATGCGCGGCATCAACCAATTCATTTACCGGCGCGTCGACTCACTGTCGGGATCGGGATTGCTGCAATTTCAATCGACGTATCAGACGAAGAATCGGGCGATGTATACGTTTCGGGACTACGTCGCCCGCGGCATGATGGACATCAGATCCGAGGGACTCGTGCACGAGATGCGCGGCATCAAGCAGGAGGAGGGATCGGCGCCGGAGGGGTCGGGACGGGACAAGGACGACAGAGTGATGGGGGCGGCGCTTGCGGCGGTGTGTTGGGATGCGCAGGTGAGAAGCAGGCTCATCCAGCAGGGGGTGAAGTGGAGACCACCGGAAGCGGGGGCGGCGAGTACCATTCCACCGACCGGGGCGCAGAAGGCGTTGACCAATTACTTGAAGGCGGTCGGGATTAGGGCTGGGGAGTTGCAGCGCCCGGCGAAGGGGGGCGAGTGAGACCGATTGAGATCAGAGAGACGATCTTGCGTCTGCTCGCTGAGCCTGCCTTGTTGTGGTCTGAGCATCCATTATGTTTGGCGCATGCATTGGGATACGAGCTCGCATCCGTGTTCACCGATCCGGATGCTAAGTGGCGGACGCTCAAGCTCAATCGCCGTGAGCAGCAGCGGGTGTCGCTGCGCCTGTCGATGATCGTCAATGGCGAGATCCGCCCCATGCCGTTCAAGCGCGTGATTCCGGGTGGATTCAATGATAGCGGGGCCTATCCAGATCGGTACGTGATTGACTGGCGACCATCGCTAGCCGATGATCGCTGGCGATGCGCGTTTGTGAAGCTTTGGGCTCGCCGTCGGTTTGCGGTCAAGCTCACGCCGTCGGGGTTTCACGTGGAGCACTGCTAGTCCATGGCAATTACGAAAGAATGGGAATGCGCCGCGCACGGGGAATTTGAGAGCGCGGATGGCGCTTGTCCTTACGGTTGTAAGGGTACGGCGCGCCGGGTCATCTTGACCGCTCCTGGGTTTAAGTCGCGCCGAACTTCTAATGCCGATGAGGTGCAAAAACACATCGCGCACACCATGGGCGTCAATAACTACAGCAACCGCAATGGTTCTGTGGCATCGTCGACTCGCCTGCGGCATTTGACTCCGGAGCAGCAGAAGGCTAAGTCCGAGCTCGAGGGCTATGAGCGCCAGTATGTGGCGGAGAAGGGCGGCACCGGAAACTGGAATGGCCGCATGCGGTTTAATAATGGCGAGGGCGTGCTTGCGGGGAAGGAGGTGCCAGCGGGGCCGATTTCAATCGCCATGCCGAATACGGGACACGACGCGCAGGGCCGACCGACCTTCAATCGTGCGGCGCTTCCGCCTGCGATGGCGGGGACGTCGGGGAATAACATTGGGAAACTACCAAGTCCGCGTGCTCTGACGCGCACGTTCAATCGACCGGATGATCCGATGGGGCATAAGGAATGAAAATTCCGAGCGATCCAGTCTTGCGCCAGACCTTTTTCGACGACGTCGAGCGCGTGTGCTTTGCATCGCGTCAGGAGCGCATCGCGTTTTACTTAAAGATGCGCCAGGTGTACTTGCTTGGCATCGACGATGTCACGACGACGGAGTCGGAGAAGTACCGCAAGATTTTCGCGCACATCGATGCGGTGAAGTCGTTTTTGTACGCGCAGGAAACGACGAAATTCGCGATTCAGTTGGGCGCGAGCGCGGAGCCGATTCACTCCAAGCGCTCCGATCGCATGTTGCAAATTTTGCAGGACGACTGGCACGACACCGACACGGATTTGATCTTCGGTGAGGCGGTGCGTTGGTCGCTGGTCTATGGAGCCATGATCGGCAAGTCCGACTGGCGGCGCAATTGCCCGAATTTAAAGCTCATCGAGCCGCATCACTTTGGCGTGTATCGCGAGGATGTGATGTCGATCCACGAGCAGGAAGCCATGGGCCATAAATTTCAGATGACGGTGAGCGAGGCGACTGCACGTCTTGCGTCACATCCGATGGCGAAGGAGATTCTCTCTCGCGCGACGCTCTGCCCGCGGGTGCGCTCAACCGAGGAGTCTGGTCAATCGAACATCGTTGTGTCGCAAGTCAATCCAATTGTCGGGAATGTGAATATCGATCTCTCGCAGGGGAATAAGTACCTGCCCATCGTGCCGCAGGACTTCTACGAGGGCACGGAGCTTTGGATTTACGACGATGAGATCGCGGGCTTCCGTGTAGTCACCATGCTCGACCCTGGGGTACTCGTGTACGACCGTCCGGCGCACGATAAGAGCACCGATAAGCGCATGTACATGGACGGTGAGCACCCATTCACGCCGATCCGTCCCCGTCCCATGCATAACTATTTCTTCGGGCAATCGGAAGTCGAGATGCTCTTGAGCATGCAGAAGAAATACAACGAGGAGATCGAGAGAACGGAGAAGCGATTGCGCCGCGCGGCGAATCCACCGAAGTCGGCCATTGGATTTACGTTCGATAGTAACGAGCTTGCCGATGCCTGGGATTTGAAGGGTGGAATTGTAACGAGCGACACGCCCGGATCGTCGATGACCATCCACGAGACCGAGCAGCCGACCAATGTGGGCGAGTGGCGGCATGAGCTCGATCAGATGTTTGATGAGCTCTCTGGGCTACCGCCTGCAATGCGTGGGTTAGGGACACCCGGAGTGCGCTCCGATGTGCATAACCGCTCGGTAGTGCAGGTGGGTGGGTCGCGGGTGAAGAATCGCGCACTTTTGATTGAAGACAGTCTCGATGACCTCGCCACCAAGCTCGTCAATTTGCGCCGCATGTTCGATAAGAAGAACTACGTCGACAAGGACGGCGAGCACTTCTTGTGCGCGCAATTCACCGAGGATTTCACGGCGAAAGTCGATGCGCATAGCAACAGTCCCGTATTCGTCGAGGATCAAAAGGACGTGGCCGATCGGGCCTTCAAAGCCAAAGCCATTACCCGTGAGCGGTATCTTGAGATGATCGGGGCGCCAAACCTCCCTGTTCTCAAGCAGGAACTGCGTGATATTATCGAGCCGGGTGAAGCGCGCGCCGCTCAAGCTCGTGAGCAACAAGAGAATGCAAAGCTCTTGATGCAAGCGGGCAAAGGCGGCGGCGATCCATCCAAAGTCTCTGCGCTGCTTCGTACCGCTCGCAGCACAGGGTAGATAGGGGAACGCAAATCGGAGAGTACCGCCATGGCAAGACGTGGACGTCGGGGACGTAAGAGTCGTCGTCGATAAGACGCGATACCCCAAGAGCCGCCTTCGGGCGGCTCTTTTCGTTGTAGCGAGACCTTGACACTGTTGTATTTTCGCCGCATTCTCGCGCGCGAATGGCTGCAACCGCACAAGACGTCAAGGCAACTCTTCCCGCGCAACAAGCTGGTGGATCACCATCGCCCGCAGCAATGACGACGCCGCAAAAGGCGAGTGGGATGAAGGAGCAGGCGCTCGTGAAGGTGCGCATGGCCGTCAAAACACTCGAGCGCGCACTCCCAGAATTTGGCTACGAGACCGAGGAAGGCAAAGCCATCCTCGACATCTTGCAAAAGTGCGCGAAGACCTTCGGAAAAACGGAAGACAAGACTGATGAAGTGATGCCAGGGGAAATCAAACAGCTCCAGCAGGCGGTCGCTCCGTCGTACGGTAAGCAACCCGCGCCGAGCGGTGGCGGCGGACCACCGCAAGTTCCGATGCCGCAGATTCCGCAGTAGGAGATTCGTATGTCAGGTGGTAATCGTTTTTTAGCTCCTCGTGGCAACACCCGTCCACGCGATCCGCTGTCGAATGCGCAGCAGGATGGAGTGGTGAAGTCCCCGCCGCGCTACGCCGATCGCTTGGGCGGTCTCACAAGCGCCAAAGCCAATGGCGGGTTCGGCAAGAACCAGTACTCCATTCGTAAGCCCGGCAACACGGCGGGGTAACTCACATGCCAGCCGTTGAAGATCTCTCGGAAGATGAACGCCTGCGTTACGCGCGCATCTCGCATGCGGCCTTGACGAGCGATGATCCGAAAATCAGAAAGCAAGCCAAGCAGCTCATCAAATCATTGAACCCGAAGTTTCAAGACCCTGAGCTCGCCGGAGATGAACTGCGCGCGCAGATCGAGAAGGATGTCGTTGAGCCATTGCGTGCCGACATCAAGAAGTTGACGGACGGGATTGCTGAACGCGCGGTCAACGATCAGTGGGAAAAAGACAGATCGCGGATCGAGGCGACCGGCATCAAGTTCGAGGACGTTAAAAAGGTTATGGTCGACAAAAAAATTGCCGACCCGGATACCGCGGCGGAATTTTTGCGCATGCAAAATACGCTCGCGACTCCGACGACCACAGCGATCGTCCCACAGGAACTCAAGCCCGACGTCAAGAAGCTCGTCGGCAATCAAACTGCACTTCGCGACTATCAAAAGAATCGGTTACGAAGCGCAGTGGATGAAGTTGTTCGGGCGCGCACCTCGGGTGCGCCACTGCAATAAACCAACATAGCGGAGAATCGTCATGCCACTTTTCGGTAGCGGAATTGTCCCGGGAGCAGGCGCCACAGCGTCCGAGCTATCGTTTGTGACACGACGCGCGTTCTTGGACACGATCACGGTCCAGACGTACAACACAACTCCAGCACTCGCGGCGCTCCTTGCAACCTCGCAAGTTGCCACCGGTGGCGTGTCCTCGGTCACGGCTCCCGTGCAAGGATTACCGTTTGTGACGACCAGTACCATGGACTACTCCGGTACGTTCGCGCAGCCGACGAATCCGCAAGGCGCATTCAATGCCGAGTTTAATTTGACCGGCACCGTGACGCCGATTCAGTTTTTAGGGATGGAGGGCATCCTTCAACTCAATCACGCCGTCATTCCCCTCATCGATGCGCGCCTCGTCGACTCGACCAATAATCAAGCCGACTTCATGGCGACGATGCTCTTTAACAACACCTCGAACCAGCAGCAGTGGATCGGGTTGCCTGGTGCCGCGGACGACGGCACGAATCTCGTCACCTATGGCGGTCTCTCGCGCACCACAAATCCATGGTGGCAGGGCAAGGTCTACGCGGCCGGCTCGGTTCCTCCGACGCGCAAGCTCGTCTCGCAATACATTGTGGGCGTGACGAAGTCGGGCGCCGAAATGCCGACCTTGGGTCTCATGGGTCCGGGCACCTGGCAGTACTTGGTTGAGGACTACATCGGTGCCGAGCAATTCTTCCACAGGCCCGGTGACTCAGGATTCGAGGACACCGAAGGCGGCGGCAAGGCGGGGTTCTCCGCGCTCATGGTCGCGGGCGTGCCGATCTACATGGACCCGTACTGCCCCGAGGGGCTCCTGTACCTATTGAACACGAACTACCTGAACCTCTACGTGCACGAGTCCGCCTCGTTCGCGTTCTCTGGATTCGAGAGCCTCATGTCTAACTTCGTGTTGGGCTACGTCGCCGTGCTCTTAACGGTTGCACAGCTTGTCTGTGTGAAGCCAAAGAGTCAGGGACGCGTGAGCGGATTCTCGAGCCGCACGGTTTAATTTGGACACGGTTTAATTCGGAGAGCCTCATGTCAACGCAGAAAATTCCGGTCCCAGGGCTCGTCTACAACGGCTCGTTACCGATCATCACAAGCCCGGGACCGAGTGCTTCATTGGGTACCGCGAACGAGTGGGCAATCTCGACCGTGCAGATCGCCTTGGGCGCTGGCGGCCTGCTCACGTTCTCAAACAACATCGCGACACTGACGTTCAATGCCGCGCACGGCATTGTGAAGTCCGTCATCAATGGGCAGAACTACTTCACCATGCCCTCGCAGAATGTTGCGTCTCCATATTTTCAGATCAGCGGCGCGACTGGCGTGACCGCCGTCAATGGCGTGACGTGGACCATCCTCGATGTGCCGACCACAACGACGCTCACTTTCTTCACGACCTTGACTGGGGCGGCAGTTGTTACTGCGGCGAACTTCAATCCGGTGTATGCGCTCCTACCAGGAGACTACGATTACCTGCTTGGAGCCAATGCCGTCATTCAGTACAACCCGGATGGCACAGGCATTCCGCAAAACCAATTCATCAACCCATCGGTCACCGGTGCGACGTTCCGGTCTCTTGCGGCGGTGTCGACCTCCGGACAGTTTTGGTTTGATGGCGTCGGACAAAAGATCGTGCTCTGCAATAACGGCAGCGCCGGTACCAGCCGCTTCAGTCAGATCACTTGAGGATTTCGCATGCAGACGGTGGCACATGGCGTACGCGTGACCTATAAGGGCGAGGCGCCTTTCGTGGGTCGATTCGACGGCGATGATTACGAGTTCGACAAAGGAACTTCGCACATCATGTCTACCGATGCCGCGGCGCATATTTTTGGTTACGGCGCGGACCGGGAAGGGAAGGTCAAGTCTTTTGCTCGCAACGGTTGGATGCGAGATAGCGAGCAATTCAAGGCGGCGCAAGCTCGCCTTGCTGACTTTCAATTCGCCGAGGTGTCGGCCTCTTTCCAAGATCCCATTGAGCTTATTAGCGACGCGGGTTCCCCCGTCAAAGCTGATGACGGCGAGGAGGACGATGAGTCCTCCGATCCGCCGATTGACAAGCCGCTTCACGACATCATCTAGGAGAGTAGGTGGGTGCGCTTTCCAACTACATCACCTCGACGCAGTATCACCTCCACGATTCGAGTTTTCGATTTTGGAGCCAGACGCAGCTAACGCAGTGGATCAACGAGGCCCGCAATAAAGTCGCGGGCGACACGCTCTGCCTTCGCCAGCTCATGACAGGCATCACGCTGCCCCAGGGGACTGAGCAATACCAAGTACAAGCGACGACGCAAGCGGCGGCGAATTACCCGGTCGGATCGACCACCGTGCAAGTCATGGGGATTACGGTCTATTGGAATACGCTTCGCATCAAGCTCTACGATTGGAGTTTTACGAAGCTCGATGCGTGGACGCGTTCCTTGCAGCAATTCCAGCAAACTCCGTTCGCGTTCGCGCGCATGGGCGTCCTTGCGGTGTATATCGCTCCCGTGCCGCAGCAGGCGTACACAAGCGATTGGGAGTGCGCGATCACACCGCAACCGCTCGTGTCGGATTCAACGACGGAAGTGCTCGTGCAGCCCTTCACTGAGGCTGTGCCGTACTACGCGGCGTACAAGGCGAAAATCAATCAGCAGCAGTTAGGCGAGGCAGAGTACTTCATGAGGCTCTACATGCGTGAGGTGAAGGTTGCGAATCGCACTTTCATCACGCGTGTGATTCCAAGTGCCTACGATGTGGATTGACCATGTCAGGCCCGACACAATTTTTATTGCCTAAAGATCCCGCGCAAGCGCAGCCTGAGCGCCCGCGCAACTGGAAACACTTTCGCGAATTCAAAGGAATGAATACCGCCTCCGATCGCACCTCAATCCCACAGGATAATTTTTTCTACCTTGAGAATTTGCAACCGATCGGTGCCGCGAATGCCCACACGTTGCCCGGCATCTCTGCCGCCATCATCGACTACGGCGGTGACACCATCTACCACCGGCGCTCAGTGAATCTTGGCAACACCGAGTACATCATTCTCTTCGCCACCAACGGAAAAGTATTTGCGTTCAACGTGCAGGCCGGAACGAGCGCTCGTATCGACGGCGGCACGCTACTCTCTGGATCCAATAGCCGCTGCGATCAGTGGAAGAATTCGCAAATTCTCTTCATTGACTCGACTGGCTACTACCATTGGGACGGCGCGACATTCGCGATCATCACCGGCGCTGGCGTTCCAAGTAGCGGCGATGACATTGCGGTCTATGCAAATCGTGTGTGGATTGTGCAGGGCCGCGTGCTGACTATTTCGATCGTCGATGACTACACCGCTGCGGCCTTTGTGGTTGCAAGCGGCGCTAGTAGCGTCAACCTCACCGACCCGACATTGCGCTCCAAGGTCACACGACTCTTTGCCGCCAATGGCTATCTCTACTTTTGGGGCATCTCAAGTATCAACGTCATCTCTGATGTGCGTATTCCAAGCGGTGCGAGCCCTCCGGCACCGGTGTTCACGAATTTAAATATCCACGCGATTGTCGGCACCGATCAGCCGCTCTCGGTGTTCGTGTGGGGGCGTTCGCTCATGTTCGCGACGCGCTACGGAGTTTATAAGCTCGACGGCACGAATGCGGTTCGTGTTTCTGCCGACATCGACGGCACGTGGCAGAATCTCGACTTCACGCAGGGCATCTCGGGCGGCAGCGTGCAGCTCAATAACATTCTCTGCGCCGCGTTCTGTATCAAGTGGAATGATACGAGCCCCACGCAAGGCCCTAATTTGGGGCTTCGCACCGTGCTCGCTATCTTTTTCGATGGCAAATGGTTTTTTGGAAACATGGGAACGGCCGTAACGTTTATCGAGTGGGCGCTCTTTAGCGCCTCGCCGACGATGTACGGCATGATCGGCAATAAGCTCTACAAGTTCTTCAGCGACACGACGACGCACGCCGCGACGATTTGGAAGACGGCTCTTTGGCCCATGGAGGACTCGCTGCTCGATAAGGAGGTGTTCGCCGCAGCGATCGAGTACGTATCCCTAAATCCAAGTGGAACACTGACGGCGACGATAGACAGCCAGGCAACACAGGCGACGCTCAATGCAACGCCGAACGCGGCCATCGTTTTCATCAACAATATTGGCGGCGTGATCCAGTTCGTGAACAACTTGAATCAAGCAATCAACTTTGTGGTCTCCGGGTATATCCTAAATCCAGGAGACGCGAGCGCCTTTGGTAAGTATGTCGGACTCACCGTCCAAACTACCGCGGGACTTGCCTATCAGCTCGTTGCCGCTCACATTGAATACAAGCTCGGACCGAGGTACTAACCATGACAACCGGCGTGACGATTTCTCCTATCTACAACAACCTGACGTCTGGAAATCAACCAGCCTCGCTGCTTGATGGATCTTTCGCACAGCTTGCCGGCCTCATCAATTCTATCTCGCAGTACACACCGGTCTTTGTCGATAGCGGCGCAGTCAATTCCATCGTCGTTTCGATTCCGGGTCCGCTCACCTATACATACAGCGATGGGGTGACGATTGCCGTCAAGATTGCGGTGACGAACACCGGACCCACGGTCGCGAACATTGCCGGACAAGGCAGCGTCTCTGTTGTCAATCAAGATGGAACCGCGCTCGTCGCTGGACAGCTGGCGGCCAATAAGTTTGCTCTCCTCGTGTACAGCACAACGCTTGGTAAGCTTGTGCTCTATACAGACGCGAGATTCCCTGGCTCGGTGACGATTGCGGACAGTCAACTGTCGGCGAATGTACCGCTGCTAAACGCCAGCAATGTTTTTGCTCTAAGCACAAACGCAGCGTTCCGGCAGCAATTCAACAATGTCAACACCGGCACCGGAGCGCAATCTGATATCAGATTCCTGAACAATGCCGATGCTCTCTATGTTGGCATCACCGGCACTGGATTTTCTGGAACCGTTTTTACTGGTGGACCATCTACTGAGCATGCATACGTTGGCAATACTGGCAGTGTACCGCTATCCATTGCTTCTGGAGGAACAGAGAGAATCCGGATCGCTGGCGATGGCTCTGCAATCAATCTAAAGGCGACTGCCGTACAGTCGAATGGGACTGAAGTTGCTAAGGCTCTATCAGGCTCTGCCACATTTGATTTTTCGAGCATTTCGGCGAATAGTCTCGCCACGACAACCATGACAGTCACCGGTGCATCGGTTGGCGATCCTGTCGCTTTTGGAACTACACTAGGCGCCGTAAATGGACTTATTCCTTACGCGCAAGTGAGCTCAGCAGATACTGTGTCGTACGGATGGTACAACGTAACGGCTGGCGCAATCGACCCAGCGTCGGCAACTTACAAAGTAAGGGTTTTTAAATGAGATCTATTTTACTAGTTCTAGTTTCCATAACGAGTAGCGGCTGCGCCTCGTTCTCTACTGAAACGAAAGCAGAAGAAAGCGCGTGGCAAGCGTTAAATATCACTGACGCAATTCAAACCTATCGCGGTCCTGTGCAGCGGCCGGAATGTTTTCACGAACAAGGTACGTATGGAATTCTTCCGGGTCATCCAACGACCACGCAGTTGGCCGCGTGGGCTGTCGGTTGGGGATCATTGCATTTGGGGGTAACGAAACTTCTTTCCGATCACTTCGACAATCCATGGCCGACACGCATTTGGGAGATGGTTTCAATCACGAATACAGGGATTATCGTGAGCAACAATGCCAAGACTCTTTTGCATCCAGTCTGTGCGCCTTGATTATTTTCAGCTCCCCCACATTCGGCGATCAGCTCTCGATGGCCTACTTTCTTCAGGACCACAACGAGGTGCACTTCAATTTGAGCCAAGTAACCGGAAACGTCATAGGATTTACGGATTTGTCAGGCCCGATCGACGAGGATTGGCTCTCGCGCCATCGCTTGCAACACGTCGCGTTCTACAACGCGCTCCTGACTCCGGCAGTCGGACTCACTCCGCCATCGATCGTCGATGTACCATCACTTGAGGATGAAGGGGTATTCTATCGTTGGATGCAGGCGCACAATGACCTGCACAGTCAACTCGACCAGGCGCTAGGACTTACCTAATGGCAACCGACATCACAGATCCGACTTACGGCGGTGGGTGGTGGGGAAGCGACCCATCGCAGGGCGCGGTGACGGACGAATCGCCGGGGTCGACCGTAACCGACACCTACGACATTCCCGGATTCGATCCTACGAATCCGGGGTATCCCGGAGACCCAAGCGCACCAGGGAATCTCTATCCCGATGCGCCTCCAGATACCAGCTCGACCCCAGGCGCGTCTCCTGGAGGTGGACTCAATCTAGGATCCATCGGTAGCGGATTGTCGAGTCTTTTTGGCGGGGGCAGCGGCCTTGCCAATCTCGGAGTTTACGGCGGCATCGGCGCACTTGGCCTGTACGAAGCCGGCAAGGCTCGCGATGAGACCAAGCAGTACGGAGCAACACTTCAGAAGGAAGGACAGCCGTTCTATGACGCCGCGACCGGCGCGCTACAGCGTTACCAAACAGGCACGCTCATGCCCTGGCAGTCGGCGCAAATTCAGGACTTCATCTCGAGCTCCGATCAGCAGGTGAAGCAAATCCTGTCACAAAACGGCATGGTCGACTCAACCGTGTTGGCCGGGCAAACGCAACAAATCCAGCGTCAGGCGATGGAGATGACGGGGCAATTCATCGACCAGAACATGAAGGACTCTATTTCGCTGCTCGGCGCCGCGCAACCCTTCCTCATGGGGGCCGTGAATACCGCAATGCAGGCCGACCAGCAATACGCTAAGACAGTGCAAGAATTCTTGGGGTCTCTGGCTCAAGCCTATGCGTATCAGGCCGCTGGGCAAGCGGGAAACAAGGCTGGCGGAGCCGCTGGTGGCGGAGGCATCTTGGGCGCGGCAGGAGGGCTTTTAAATAAGGCTGGCGGCGCGATCGGAGATTGGCTCGGAGGCGCTGGCGGAGCTGGCAGTACGGCCGCAGATGTCGCCGGAGCAGTGGGTGGAATTGGAGCCGGAGCCGGAATTTCAGGCGTTCCAGGAGGCGCTCCGACTCCGGATGGGTCGGTGTCGGTTGAGCCAGGAGCAACCGGATCATTGCCATCAACCATACCGATTGGGATCGGCGGTGGAATCGGAGGCGCACTCGGTGGCGGTGTTCCGGCTGGAAGTATTTCCGTTGAGGGGCTCACCGGAGCAACCGGTGGAGCTGGCCCGACTGCGGTGGTCGGAGGTGGCGCGGCAGCCGCTCCGGAAGCCCCAGGCGTGCTCTCTGCTGGCAGTACTAGCGAGGCGATTGGTAATGCGATTGCAACGGGTGGGCCGATTGCTGTCGCTGCCTTGATTGCGTACGGATTTGCGGATGCCATCGGGAAGTGGACCGCAGGAAATCCACAGGGGAACGTCACGCGCGATTGGAATCAGATGCTGGGCGGAGTGACGCCAAGCAACGCCTATCAGTGGCTGCAAGATGGTGTCGACGCCAAACAATTCACGCGCGCGCAGGCCGACCAGATGTGGGCAACGATGCAGCGCGATGCCGCAGCCGATCCGAATTACTGGAATACCCTCACGCAGCATCTGCGACAATCGACCGACGCCGTCAATCAAAGCGGTCGGCAGATCGGGTCGCAATCCCAGGGGCAAGGCAGCCAGGGCACGACAGAACCACAAATCGGTGACATCAATCTCTACGGACTTGGTCCATGAACGCGCTTCAAGATCAGCTCTCTCCACCCGTTGAGCCGCCCGATCTCTCGGAGCTCGAGACCGAGCGTAAGGCATATGTTGCTAAGCGCGACGCGGCAACGGATGAGGCGGTGACGAGGCGGCGTCAAGCCGCAGATAAGGAACTTGAGTTTGCGGACGAGGAAGAGAAGCATCTCAATGCTCTCGAGGGCGCAAGTCCTCCCGTCAATCACATGCAGGAAGTGATGAAGGGCGCGCCGATGCTCATGATCCTCACGGCGATCGGCGGGCAACTGACTCGCTCAAGCGGAATGGCGATGCTCTCCGGGATGACTGGCATGATGAATGGATTGACGGCCGGTTCTCGCCAGCAATACGAGGACGCCTACAAGGACTTTCGAACCAATTACGAGCAGCAACGAGATCGTATGGCGCTCATGCAGCGTATCTACGATCAACGCCTCGATGCATACAAGGGGCGCGCGGACGCAGCACAACTTGCGGCGAAGGCTGCGCACGATGCGATCGGAGACATCACGCAGCAAGAGCAGAATCTCATCTCCAATTTTAAGACGCAGCAAAATATCCAACTGCAACTCGATAAGCTCGCGGAGCAGGCGCAGAACCATCGTGACATGATGGACGTTCGCCAGCAGCTTGCGGATATTCAGCAGCAGCGCGCCGATACGTATCGCACGAAGCAGGAGAATGCGGCTGGCGCACAAAAGCAGCAGCAGGCGATCGAGGATTCGTTGCGGCAGATCGATGACTTACTGGCCATTCAGGATGAACACAGTATGGTGACTGGCGCCGGTGGATTTGTCCGCCGGATGGGCGAGGTGGGTGAAACTATTTTCACCGACTCCGCAGACATTCCGGCACACAAATACCAATCCGGGATGGACTCACTGATGGCGATCTTGCCGCAGGCGATGTCGATCAAGGGGCAGCTGCGCAAGGACCAGCAAGCGCATCTCGAGGAAGCATTCAACACGTTGAAGGCTGGGGCGACTGGAGCTGTAGCGCGCGAGAAACTACAAACTTTGCGGGACATTTTGAGCAAGCAGAGCACTGTCTATAAATACGAGGTCGGCAAGACCTACAAAGATGCGAACGGAAAAAAAGCAGTCTACAAGGGTAACGGCGAGTGGGAGTCGAAGTAATGCCATTCGACCCGTCGACCGCAAAACCTGACGAGTCGAGCTTCGATCCGTCTACGGCCACTCCAGAGGATGCACCAACATCCACCCCGAGCGGCACGATCATCGATCGTACGCAACGTCGCAGTGATCCAGAAGCAGCCCGCCGTTGGCAAGAGCAGCACGACACATCGCGTCGTCTAACTTTCTTGGATGAGGTGGCAATTGCCAGCGCCGATGGCAACCAAGAAGAAATTGACGCTTACCTAGAAGGCACCTACGGCAAGGGGAAAAAGAAAGCAAAAGAACCTGGTGCCGCCGCCAAGATCGCCGCCGATTCTCCGGTCATCGGAGGGATGATGATTGGCGCCGCGGAAGGCGCAGAGCTTGGCTTAGCGGGCGGGCCATTCGCCGAATTCACCGCGCCCATCGGTGCCATCGGCGGCGCTGTGATCGGCGGGGTTGCCGGTAAAACCCTCATCGAAGGGTCGAAGATGGCTATGGGGCGCTACAAAAAAACACCCGGACAGTATGTCGAAGCGCTCAATAGAACTGCCGTCGAGAGCGCGACTGGTGAGGCTGGCGGACGAGTCATCGGTAAAGTGGCAGAACCAGTTGTGAAGGCCGTAGGCAAAGCAGCCACCGGTGCACGCCGATGGTTTACGGGAACGACACCAAAGACCGAAGCGCTAACACGAGAGGTCGTCGGCGAGGGCGCTATTCCGCCTTTGAGCTCGACGCTCCCTGATATGAAGCGCTTGCAGCGCATCGAGGAGCTGTCCCGCCGCATCGTAGGGCCACCGCATACACAGCGCGCGGCTAACGAGAAGTGGGTCGACGATACGCTACGCGATGTTTTAAAGCGTTCAGGGATTGCCGATAGCCATCTCGATGCAGTTTTGGCCGAGATCAAAGAACCCTCGGGCGCGATGTCGACGACCGAGCTTGGCGAGCACATCAAGTCAGCGGTGACTGCTCACCAAGACATGCTCACGAACGCCGTTACCAAGGAAGTGAAGTCTATTGAGTCGCAAGTTGATGAGCAGATGAAGCATCTGACCGCGCTCACTGATCGGTACGATCCTGGTGACTTAGGCGTCGATGTCTCTGCCGGTATCTCACAGGCGCGCAAGACATTCGCGACCGCGGCCAACAAACTCTACACGCGCATCGATCAACTCACAGGCGGCAAGCCCATCGTGCCGGTGCAATTAATTCGTAAAGAGGCGCAGGCCCTCGCGCGTCGTTTGCCGCAATCTCAAACTCCTGGGCTCGTGCGTGAGGCCACACAACTCAATGCGTCAGGAGAGAGCTCAGCAAGCCTTGAGGCGATCAGTCGTGTCTCTCAGGAGAAGGCCGCAGGGCAAGTTCGCGCCGTCATCGAGGCCGACGGCACGGTGCGACCGATCACAGGTGTCGATGCGGTCGATGCCTCCGCTCGCGACGGGCAAGTCATCGTGCAGCGCGGCGTCGGCGCGAATGAGTGGACTGTGCTCGACCGTGGCGGGAAGTCGCAGACGCAGATCAACGGTATTTTGAATGCGTCCAAGGGCAAGCTCGATGAGCTTGCAGCAGCAAATCGTCCGGCTCCTGGGAAGCCAGCGCGTGCCGCGACGCTCGACGCCGACGCCATGCTCCTCAAAGAATTTGGCATTGATCTCTCGAAAGCCATGGACGGGAAAATCCCACTTGCCGATGCACAGCGATTTCGCTCGATTCTGCGCGAGAAAGCTGCGTCGAATGACCTCACCCCAGGGGTCATCAAGGGCGACCTCTCTCGGCTCATGACCGCCTTCGATGCCTCAATCGACAAAGCCGCTCTCAATCCAGCCGCCGCCCCCGCCGTCAAACTGTTGCGTCAAACTAACAAGTGGTATGGAGACAACATTGCGAAGTTTACCGACGCGCGCATCAACCAGCTTGCGAAGGCAGCTGACTCTGGTACGCCACCAAACCCCGAGGAGATCGCGCGTCTTTTTATTGATCCACGTAATTCCGCTCGCGTGTCGACGCTGCGCAAGATGGTTGGCGAGGACACGTTCCGTCGTGTCGCAATCGCCGACTGGAATCGCATGGTACAAGGCGCAACGGACGGCGCGACCGGGCAAATCACCGGCATCAAACTCTTGCGCGAGCTAGGCTCACGCGGTGACATGCTGGATGACATCTACGGTAAGGAAACCGCGGGGCGTATGCGTCGCTATGCCGAGGGGCTTGCGGCGATCGATGGTAAGGTGTCAGCGGAAGCGATGTCTCCGGGGAAGATGAAGGCCACGATGGAGGCGATGGAGACGGCGCAGAAGAACCTCGATGCGTTCATGAAGGACAACTACCTCTCGGCTCTTTCTAATCCGAGAGTCTCACCGGAAGCGGCTTATCGCTGGATTGTGAAGCCCGGTCGTACCGATCAGTTACGAAAGGCATGGAAACTATTTCCGGAAGGATCGCCGCAGCGTGTTGGCATTCAGCAGCAAGCAACCAAAGAACTTGCGGCGCAGATCGAAACATTGACCGATCGCGGTAAGGGCAAAGTCGGCGGTGAGATTCGTGATATACTTAATAAGTATACAGCCGAGCAAAAGGAGATGCTGTTCCCGAATGGTTTGGCGGAGGATTTGAATCACATCTCTGACAAGATCGAATTTGTGTTCAGCAAACTGTCCGATGAGAGTATGGCCGGAATGTCGGCAGGCAGTAAGCTCGGGCTTCCGATCGTTGACTATTTATGGACAACGGCGGTGAAAGGCGTGCAGCGCCGGATCGTGCAAAGTCCGTCGGTGGTTCGCGCGCTGTCGCTCGGACTCAAACTAGATACACCGGCGACCGAGCAGGCGATCAAACTTTTAGTACGCGATGCGATCTACGAAGGCGTGCAAGATGACGACGGTGGGCAAGGCGATCAATCCGGACTTGGACGAAGCAATCAAACAGGAATTGCTGCGAATCAGTAAAGCTGACAGAAAAGGCGACCTTGAGGTTCCTCTCGTCGAGCGTCTTAAGGTCATCGCTGCCGCGATGAAGTGGGAGCAGATCAAGCACAACATCAAGCCCGAAGAAGAAGAGCCGGGGTCGTCACTTTTGGGTGGCAAATGAACGCACGGGACTTTCAGTTAAGCGCAATTCAATTGGGCCTAGCAGCGATGGGGCAGCGCGCGGCCGTCTTTATCGGTCTCCTGGCGAGCCTAGGGCTATTCGTGACCGCTCTCGTCCTTCAGACCTGGATGGCGCTGGCGACTGCCGGAGGATTTGCGGTTGTGGTATTTTGGCCACTATTGATCGCCAATCGAGGCCGATCTAGCGAGGGGTAATGGCAGTTGTTAGCGGGGGATTGAGCCGCTACATGTGGCAGGGGTTGTCGAGTGATGTGAAGCCCACCGACAACCGCGTCGGCGTGAACGACGTTTTTTTTGAAACCGACACCGGCCGTTATTTCTTGTGGAACCTGAAGACGGCGACGTGGAATGTGTCTTCGTTTAGGCCACCCATGGGGTTACTGCAATGACCGTTACGGCTGCCGGAGTCTCCCGAACTTTATGGCAGTGTCTCGTCGCCGACACGAAGCCAACCGTCAACGTCAGCACCAACGATATCCTGTTCGTCTCAGATGCCGGGCAGTATTTCATTGCTCGCGTCGACGCCAACGTGGTGACGTGGAATGCCTATAACCCAGTCGGGTTTGGTGCGACGCAGTTTCCGCAAGTGAGTCTAGCGAGGCCGCTCTCGATGGCTGCTTTGGGCGATTCGATTACGGCTGGTTGCATGGGTTCATCGCAGGATATGGGTTTTCTGGCAGGTATTAATCCGCCTTATACCTATTCACAATTTTCAAGCTGGCTAGAAACATCGCACAAGAGCTATGAAGGCAATTCCTGGATCAGCTATGCATCCATGCGCGCGGATGCCGCCTTCTATCCCTTCGAATATTGCTACGGATACGGCGGGCAAGGAACCGCGACGTGCCTCAATAAGCAATTGCCGATCCTGCTTCAAAATCCGTACGGACTACCGGATTGCGTCACGGTGCTCGATGGCACGAACGACAGCCCGACTGGGCAAAATCTAACCCCAGCACAGTGCGCAGCCAACCTCAAGGCGATTTGTCAGCAGCTTCTAGCCGCTGGGATCGTTCCTTTTTTGTGTCAGCTGCTGCCGCGACCCGACGGAACGCTTACATTTACTGCGAGCGTCGGCGGTGCGGGGAGCGGCACGCTTCAGTCGGGAGGCAATCTAAATGGTGGCTTGACGCTCACCGCAGGGACCTACCCGATTACCTTTTCAACGGGAGAAATTCGTTACGGAACATCGAATGGGGCCAATCCATCGGTAATTAGTTGGTCGCCGAATATTGGTGCCGGAACAGTAACGCAGTGCAATTATGCGGGCGCGTACTCTCAGTTTGTCGATAACGTCAATCTCTACATCGGTCGCATTGCCAATGAGCTTGGCATTCCGCTCGTTCCATTTTTTGACCGCCTCACGAATGGACACGGAGATTGGGCGAAGAATCATCTTTCCGGTGCAGGTACGCGGTGGACAGCGGACGGAACCCATCCCATGGGACCTGGCGCCATGGTCATGGGGAAAGTTCTTGCTGAAGTCTTTCAACGCTGGTTCCCAAACGCTAGGCGCAACCAGCTTCCGGCTTTGATCAACAACCCATCGAACACCTGGGCGCATCAAAACCAGAATTTTACCCTCTACTTGGGGACGCTTAACTCTCCGAGCAGCACACCCGATGTTACTGCGCCAGGCGGTTGGCAATTTCAACCGGGGCAAAAACAGATCGGTCGCATTATTGACAGTACGTTCTCTGAGGCTGGCATCGGACATACGATGCGAAAAAACTTCACAGGAAGCCCAGCCGATACGCCGACGTATCAAGGGTATTCGTGGAACTACTTTGGCGATGGTGTCAATCAGATCAGCTGTGCAGGACGAACAATCGCAGTCACGGCGCGCACTGCGAATGCAAATGGTTCAACAATTACTCCGGGCGATCGAATTGCAATCTGCTTTCAGCTCAAGACCGTATTCGATCCGCTCGCAGCCAGTACCGGGGAAGTGCAGATATTTGTTCAAACGAATACGGGCGTTCGACTCGGCGGCTACCTAACGACAGGTGGAGGACAAATTGATGCTGTGCAGATTGGCGGTGAGTCCGGATTTGAATCCGGATGTTATTACCAAGAGGTCACAGTTCCGGTCGGTGGCATCGTGGTTATCAATGCTTTTTACAAGATGCAGAATCACGCCGGCGCATCGAATGTCGGAGACAACTGCTACCTAGCTAATCTGTCTCTCTTCAATCTAACGACAGGACAGATCTTACTGCCATGATCATTCCGAGCGAAGAACTCGTCACAACAATTCAGCGTTTAACGCTCATGAATTTATTTGTGCTGCGTAACGCCGACATGCAATCAACCTCCGACCAAAAATTTCGTCGTGTTTTTGGCGGTCTTAACTACTGGCCACTATTCGTTTATGCGCGCCAACGCAGTGGCGGCGCATCGGTCACTTGTGCCGGTGGCATTTATGATGCGGCAGCGAAGGGCGGAACAGCGATGGTCGCGGCCGCACAGTCCTGGGTCACGCTTGCCGCTACGGTGACGGTGCGTGCGGCGATGGCTGCCGCTGCTGACACGACATTATTCTCAAACACGCCGTTCTTATCGCTCACCACTGGATCGACGGCTGCGTGTACGGCCGATCTTTGGATTGTTGGACTCGATACAACTTGAGGTGACTACGATGGCCATAAACTCACGAGCGCTCACGTACCGCGACGGCCAGCCGCGGACAAAAAAGGAGAATGGCAACACGCCGATGCTCCCGGTCATGAAGGCCAAGATCGGTCATCCGATGAAAGCCGGCAGCGCGAAGCCACTCTTCCCTAATTGGGACAACATGCTGAAGCGATGAGTGACTCGCTGCCGCAAATTGAGTCTCGAGCCCGTCAGCTATCGAGAGAGCTCACGCCCGAGATCATTAACGACGAGCATCGTCGTTGGATGTGGTTAGGCGAGAGACTCGCCACGGTGCAATCTCTTGCGGAGCACACTGCCGTGGGCCTCGAATCTCACGCCCGTGACGATCGTGCGCAGTTCGCGACTCTTGCAACGCAAGTCAATCAAGTGAATGTCGCCATCCACGCGGAAGAAACCAAAGACGCTCGCACCGAGGGAGAGCGAGCGACGTGGAGGAGGATCCGCAGGTGGATCATCTGGATCATCCCGACCAGTATCGCTGGATGGGCGGCGTGGAAGTCGAAGTAAAAACAGAAGTCCACAAGCATGTCCACACGCTCGGTGGGGTCGGTTGGGCGATTCTTTTGGTTATCATCATCCTTTCCGGCATCGGTATTACGATGCTTTTTGACCACATGGATCAGCAGACCCAAGTGATCGCCACCAACCTTGCGCGCCAAAAACAATTGGAGGACGAGGTCATCGCCATGCGCAATGCGAAACAGCTCGACTACAATCACGTGCACGATCTTGAGAGCGAAATTCAGGCGCTCACGATCGCTACACAAGTTATCGGGAGATGCAGAAAATGAGCGACGACGACGACACCACTACCGTACACCCTAATGCGCAGCTCACCCCTCACGGCCACAGGGAGATGCAGTCACAGTTTGTTTGGCTGGTTGCGGATTTCCTGCACCATGTGAAGGTCAATATGCCAAACCATGAATTCACATTCGGTGAATGCTATCGAACGCCGGAGCAGGCAGTCTTCAATGCCGAACACGGGTCCGGCATCTCCCACAGTCTGCACACCGAGCGACTCGCCATCGATTTGCAACTATTCATTGGTGGGATCTACCAAGAAGACACTGATGCGTATCGTGAACTCGGCGAGTACTGGAAGTCACTTGATCCGCAATGCCGCTGGGGCGGCGATATCGCGCAACGTCCCGATGGCAATCACTTCAGCTTTTCTCCGGATCAAAGAATATGAATAAATTGTTACTTGTTGCGCTCCTAGCGCTCACGTGGGCGTTCTACTACGGGCACGCTGCTGCGGACAGTACCACTGCCGTGTGTACGCCGCCGCCGCCGATGAACTCTGTGATCGTCGGTACAAGTGAGTGCACTACGAATAGTAGTGGCGTGACCACGATGAGCGTGACGATCCTTGTTCCGAAAGTCGACGCCAACAATACGAACGCCTACCGTCTAGTCCTTAATCTCACGCCGAGCGGATCAGGAGACATTGTTATGGTGGTCGGTGGAACCGTCGCCGCGGGTTCGGCGTGCGATGCAACTGAAGCGATTACGACACACGGTTTGACGTATTATCGAGTCGACCGAACACTAGTCAACTTTTCCGGAAACAATAAACCCCCCGTGATGTGGGGCCTTTGTACTTGAGGTAGTTATGTCAACAGTCAACATTAAGCTCACCATTGCCCTCGCGCAGACTCATCCGCCAACCGGCGTAGTCTTCGACCATATCGACGTCACGCTGACGGATGCCTCTGGATCGCCTCAGACGCAGGCTATTCCGGGTTCCACGGCACCGAGTGTCGATGTGGTGTTTGCAAACGTTCAGGACGGGAAGATGACCGCCATGGCGGTTGCGAAAGATACCCAGGGAAACGACATCGGCACGCCCGTGACGGGAACGTTCGACAGCAGCACCGGTGAATTCCCGGCACCAACCGGGATTTCCTTTGCGGTTGTATGACCACTGAGGATCGGATTGACCTCATCGAGCAGTATTTGCTCGCCGCGCAGCAGGCTATCCTGATGGCGCAAAAGCAGCTGCTCGAACTCCGCAAGGATCTCAACCCGAAGCCGTTCCCGCAGCCGACCGCGGTTCATTTCTCGATAGCTGGTAAGTGAGGGTTTCGAAGCTTTACGTCCGATACGTCTTGGCAGAGGTCAAGATCGGCGGGTGTGAAGAGAGCGAGATATTCCACGCAGACCGGGCATGCTCGCACTGCGGCAAGCAGTACCCATATGGCAGTACGCACGCGTGCGACAAGAAGCTATACTTAAAAAGAACGACTGACTTAGGCGATGGGCGGCAAGCGGTTGCGATCGGCAATACGGCGGCCCGAACTCGACTGAGTCAGTCCTTAACCTCAAAGGTGAAGCCATGAGTACACTCTCAGACTTTTGGAAGGATCACGGAACAAAGGCGCTAGGGACTGCGACCACCGTTGTGTCTGGACTCCTTACGCTCAACCAGGCCATGCCAGGAATAATTCCGGATCAATATCAGCCCTACCTAATGGCACTCGGGCTTGTGCTTGGAGCTGGCACCGTCAAGCGTGGCTTCACGAACAGCGCGAATGCGGTGACGGCGGCGCCAACACAGACTAGTTAAGTCGCTTTTGTGTTGGGAGATTGGCGGGCGGGAGGACAAAGGCATGCGCCCTCACCGACTAGACGCTGTCGCTCACGTGACTGCACGACTGGCGCTCTAAACCAGTGCGCCTACGAATCCATCTTCTCTTTGAATTCGTAGCACCAATTGCCATCGTACGTGATGCGCGCCATTGGGACCCACGAGATGTTGCCATCTGGACGCGGAGTAGGAATTGATCCTGGTATCGGGCCGCGCCGGCAAATCAACTGACTTTCGATCGACGGCGGAGGCGCGTACACCTTCTCGCAGTAGAAGCATTTACCGCAGGATCGTTTGATGTCGTTCATATCAATCCGTGCGCCTCCTCTTTTGGTGGCTGGTCTTTTGGTGGCTCTGGTTTGGCAGGCGTCGACTCCACCTTACCCATCGCCCACTTCGCAAGCCGCTCGCCGATGGCTTCCGACAGCGGCAACTGAGTAGCGCCATCGGCAGGAGGCGCGCGCAGTTCCTTGAATTGCTCGGGGAGCTTAATCATCATCTTCTCGCCGATCTCGTTCGACTGCCACGTCGGCACGCCGCCAGCGTTTGGAAGTAAAAGGCACGCGAGCATCATTTCGTAGACGAATTCCTCGCCAGCGATCGGCATGAACCCCATCGGAATCGGTGCGCGCTTTGGAATGATCTTAAGCTTCTCTTTCGAACGGAAGCAGAAAATAAAGCTCGCCGGCAATTGCAGGATGGTGTTAATCATGCGCCGACGAGCAGCCTTCGGCTTAGCCCACGCGAGAAAATTGACGGCGTCCATCTTGGCTGGATCGCCTTTCGACAAGCGCTGCACCTCTTCCTCGTGCCACTCGAGTACTCCCCCTGGCCCTTCGTGCTCGTGGCTCATGCTGTCGACGATGACGACACCGGCGCCCTTCTTAACGCAATGCTCAATCGCCGCCAGGTAGTCGTCGGGTGAGAACGGCGCGCCGAAGGCAACGTGACGGAACTTGAATTGCCCCGCGTAGTGCAGCATGCGACGTGCTTCGGTGTCGATGCCGTAAATATCGCCGCCGTTGATGCGCTGAATGCCGGTGGCAAGTCGAAGCGCTGAGAAGGTCTTGCCGCCACCAGATGGACCAAAGAGTCCAATCATGAGCGGGACTTTTTCGCGGACTGCGACGCGATCTTCGAAGGTTCGGTTACTCGTCATCTTCCACCTCACTCACTGCTTCAGCCATCTCCTCGTCCATCACCCACGTTGGCAATTCAACGCGCGTGATACCTTGATAAGCAGGCCAGTTCTTGCTGTGCACACACTGCGACCAAAGATTAACGGCGCGACGCCACCTCGACTTCCCGAATTCATTCAGCGCGCCAGATGGAACCGCAATCGAGACCGCATAGGGCGGAGCAGCCTCGACAAAGATCCAGGAAAAAGACAGCTTCCCAGGAATCAAGTCGGCGTGCCGAACACATGATTTGTATGCCGCACTCTGAATGTCATAACCGTAGCCGACGATGTGTTTAGCAAGCGTCGCTGGGTGTGCGCTGCGAGTTTTCTTTAAGTCGAAGATCGTCGTAAGGCTGAGCGCATCGAGTCTCGCCTTGCAGGGTACGCTCGTATCATCGTCGGCTATTTCGTCCCAAAAAATAGACACTTGACGTTTGTAAGAAGCAAGATCAATGCCGAAGCGAGCGATCGACTCAAGCATAGAATTGGCGCACTCCTTGTATGCCGTGAGCTTCTTCGAGATCACCGGAATGCACCCGGCCGCAATCGCGGCGTCTCGCTCCTCCTGAGCGTCCTTCTTGCGGAAATCATCGTACGGCAATTCCACAATCCGCTTGCCGCCGAAGATGAGCGCATCGATGATGCCGCCTTCGGTCATGGCGTCGGTCCGATCGCGTGGCTGACCACCGAGAAGTGGATGCTCAGCATACGCGTGCGCTGGTGACTTCATCACGAGCGTCGCAGCGATCGAGGAGGAGAGCCTTGGGATACCATCGCCGAGAGGATCATTGTGATATTGATCCTCTGGCATGTCGTAGTCTATTTTTAGCATTGCCACCAACCTCAAAATTAGTATACTTGTTAAGTATAGTCGCAAAACGAGAGGCACGCGTCAATGAGTTTCATCAAAACGCTGGACAGATTCTGTGACTACGTCGAAGTGTCGCGACCATCCATCAAAGACGCGGTGATTTCAGTCACTGAGCGTCACGCGCGCAACACGCTAAAAATAAAAAAGAAAGATCCGCTCGTTTACAGAGGTCTCACGCTTAAATGCATCGGTTCGCAGCGCTGGCGCAACGACCATCAGCAGCAATGATTTCTCTTCGTCCCTATCAAGAGAAAATCGTCGCCGATGTGCGCGCTGCGTACAAGGGCGGCGCTCGAGCGCCACTCCTCGTCTCCCCAACCGGTAGCGGCAAGACGGTCATTTTCAGCTACATCACTGAGTCGATGTATCGCGCGCGTCGACCTGTGATGATCCTCGTACATCGCGCAGAGCTACTTGAACAAGTCTCGCAAACCTTAAAAGAATTCGGAGTCCCGCATGGCATTGTTGACCCTTTACATCGACCGTCGCCACACGAAATTGTGCAATGTGTCTCTGTATGGAGCCTCATTCGTCGATCTCACTACCCCGCCGCGCACTTGGTTATCGTCGATGAGGCGCATCATTGTGTACCGACGACGACTTGGGGCCGCGTGGTTTCTCACTATGCTCAAAGTAAGCTGTTGGGCGTTACAGCAACGCCTATACGACTTAGTGGGGAGGGACTAGGAGATGTATTCGATACGCTTGTCGTTGGTCCAAACTACCCATCGCTTTTGGCGTGTGGCGCCCTGGCGCCGCTCGTGGTTTATGCGCCGTCGTGTATCAACACCGAAGGCGTCCATACACGGGCAGGGGATTTCGTCAACAAGGAACTTGCCGCGCTCATCGATCGACCGACCATCACGGGCGATGCAGTTCAGAGCTACAAAAAATTCGGTGATGGAAAGTCGGCGGTGGTCTTCTGCTGCTCAGTCGAGCACGCACACCACGTTGCCGGTGAGTTTGCGGCAAATGGTGTCGCTGCGCTACCTATTGATGGCTCGCTTGCACCAGAAATCAGACGCGGAATGGTCCAAGATTTTACGCTTGGCCGTATCCGAGTCCTCACCTCATGCGACCTTATTTCGGAGGGGTTCGACGTACCGCGCATCGAAATTGGCATTAGCCTCCGCCCTACACAATCGGAGGGTTTGTGGCTACAGCAAGTGGGTCGCATCCTGCGGCCATTCCCAGGAAAAGAACGCGCGATCCTTCTCGATCATGCTGGCAACTCAGTACGTCATGGCCTGCCTACCGAGGTTCGCGAGTGGTCGCTATCGGGGGGCACAACACGCACGAGCTCTCAAGAACCTCGAGCTCGCATTTGCCCATTCTGCTTTGCTGCATCACCGGCGACAAATACGGCTTGCGTTGAATGCAGCCGAGTGTTCCCAAAGAGAGAGGTGGATCGCGAACCCATCGAGCGCGCGGGTGAATTAGCGGAAGTCGACGAGGCGGCGATCAAGCGCGCGCGCACCACGTTGCAGTTTCAGGCGAAAAGTCTCGAGGAGCTGCGCGCACTAGGAAAAGCTCTTAAGTATAAGCCAGGGTGGGCCGAGCATGTATACAAAGCCAGGATGGCAAAGCAGGGGCGAAGAGAGGCAGAATGAAATTTCAGCGCTACCTTAACTGCGAAGGCAAGGAGCGGTTCCGCTCACATTCTCTAGCACGCAAGGTCGCATCGAAGATCGCACACCGAAGTTGCGACAAGATGCGCGCCTATTCGTGCGGATTTTGCGGTGGATATCATGTTGGCGGATCACGGTTTGCAAAAGAGAGAAAATGAGCGAAACCGATGTGCTGCGACCGACTCTCCTCCTGTCGAGAGGGGGCGTCCGACTGTGGCGAAACAACAATGGGGTGCTACAGGATAAATTCGGCAACTTCATCCAATTCGGGCTCGCTCCTGGAAGTGCCGATTGCATCGGCTTTAAGTCGATCCTCATCACGGAGGAAATGATCGGCAAGCGCATTGCTCAGTTCGTATCGATCGAGACGAAGTCGCCAACCGGAAAAACAAACAAGAAACGCCTCGAGACGCAAACCAACTGGCGAAACATGGTCATTGAGCACGGCGGCATAGCCGGCTTCTCGCGATCGGTTGAAGAATCAAAGGCACTCTTGGGTGTCGAATGATCGAGGTCGACCCACTCCGTCCGACGATCATCGTAAGCACGCGCATTGCCGTCAGCGCATTGAGTCGTGTGCTCGAGCGATATCAGATTTTCTCCTGCCAGGAACTCCTGAACGGCAGCGCGCCCGATTGGTCGTTATTCCGCGGCGCCAATGTCCTCATGTGGCCGGATGGCGGCGATGCGTCTCGATTGCAAATGGATCGCGTTGGTGCCGAGCTCGCACTTGCGAATTGCTCGCCGCGCATTATCGATACCTTCGGTCTTGAGGCCGACTGGTCGCCACACACGCTGGTGACGATCAGAAAACTCGGGGCGAATGAGATTGTCGCGTACGCCAAAGAAAAAGTAATGAGCTGGCGACCGCTCGATGTGGCCGAGTCCCTTGAGATTGAACCACCCACGCCAACCTCTGTCGTTGTCGAGCCACCGAAGGCAAAGCGGACACTAAGGGCCAAGAACGGCCACCAGGTCGTTAACGACCCGAAGCAAAACAGCATCTTCATCCAGTGGGAACAAATGGGCCTGGTCAAGAACGGCAGCGGGCAGCCCATCATCAATATTGACAACGTCGTGCGGATTCTTGAGAAGCACCCAAAGCGAGATGAGCGCCCCATCTGGCTGGACACGTTCTTGCAGCGCATCATGACGATCGGGGATGACGGGAAGCCAGAACATTGGACGGACGCCCATGATCTTCGCTTTACCCTTTGGTGCCAGCGCCGACTTGGGGTTGCCAAAATGACAGCGGCAGCGGTACGAGATGCCGTCATCACCTATGCGGTGCGCCACTCACAGGATTCATTGTGCGAGTGGGTCAATAAGCTCGAGTGGGATAAGCAGTGCCGGCTCGACTCCTTCCTGGAAGATGGCTTCGGGACCGCGAAAACTCCCTATACAGTTACCGTAGGACGCTCCTGGCTCATCTCGATGATCGCTCGGGCTCTAAACCCAGGGTGCCAAGTCGACACGATGGTGGTGCTTGAGGGACCGCAGGGCATCAAGAAAAACAGTGCCCTTCGCGTGCTTGGGGCGGACTGGTATGCCGAGATCACGGAGAAGATTGGCACCAAAGATTTCATGCAGTGCATTCAGGGCAAATGGCTCATCGAGATCGGCGAACTCCACGGGCTCGACGGTGTGTCGATGGCGCTTGTGAACGCAACGATCACCAAGCGTTTCGACTACTTCCGCCAATCCTACGGCCATCGCGCGGAGGACTTCCCGCGGCGCTGCGTGTTCTGCGGCACCACGAATCAACCAGAGTGGTTGACGGACGAGACAGGATCACGACGTTTCCTCCCCGTGCGTGTCCGAGAGGTCAACCTAGATTACTTACGCGCAAACCGAGAGCAATTGTTTGCCGAGGCGCTCTTTGCGTACCGATCTAACGAGCCTTGGTGGGATTTTCCGGCTGATGAGACACGGAAAAATCAGGACGACCGGTATGCAAATGATCCGTGGGCGCCTGAAGTGCTGGCTCATGCAGAGCGCTACAAGTTCCGCGGTGTCACAGTCGTCGAAATGATGAAAGACGCGCTCGACATTCCCAAAGACCGATGGGACCGCAGGGCGTCGAGGCGCATTTCCGGAATTCTTAGGCGCGGCGGATGGATCGATCGCACAGAACGTGTGACCGGACAGCCACATCCGCTCAAGGTTTTTTACTTTGACACGCAGTCTGTGGATCGAGTGAAGGCGCTAACGAGACTTGCCGAGACTGACAAACAGACTCCCACCACTTAGTGTCTTTCGGATCTCGAATGTCCGGAGTCATCGGATGGATGAGAAACATCAGAAGAGGATCGACGTGACAGTCGATGAGCTCGTGAGTTGTGAGCTCGTTGATTGCGTCTAGGTTATGCATGAAAAGCTCGCCAACGATCCAACGCCCACACGTCGGCATAGCAAAGATCGATGCGCTCGGTTCTGAATGGATCTCGATAGACAGCCGGTGCAGAGAGACCGAGCCCATCGAATGCCAACGCGTCCTCGACTGATATTTGCCGGATGTGGAAACGCTCATCGGCCGTGCCATTGATGCGATTGGGTTCTTTCATGGTACATCTTTAGAATTTGTTTCAGGTCTCAAAAGGCGTGAGCAGCTCAACAAAATTGACTTCAAGGCCGCCACATTTAAGGCACCAATCTGGATCGCAACCGTCATCACCGAACCCATAGTGATATCCTCTGCCTTTGCAACGCGGGCATTCGTAGGAATCCAGATAGCCTGATTCTTCGTCCACGACAATTCTGTATTTGCTCACCGGATCACTCCGCAATTCACAGTGCGCTTAGGATTCAGCAGGCAACGAATACATGTGAAGCCTGTATGAATCCACGGATACGCGCCGCACCGCCAACACGCGCCACGCTTCAAGCCTTTTCGTCTAGCCGGCATGATTTGTCACTCTGAGATGCGTTTCAATTCGACTACGTTTCCAGCTTCTGGTGCCGGTAATAGATTCGCTGCTTGAGCTGCATCGATCACGCGACGTCCATCACGTAGCAGCATGTGAGGCATGAACGCAGCTTCGAATGTCAACACACCGCATTCAACTGCCGTCGTCTGTCCCTTGACCCAATCGCGCAGAACTGAGCATACGGATATTCGCGCCTGCTCTAATGCTTTCTGTTCGCGCTTGGCGCGGGTGCTTGAATAGCCAACGTGCTTGTACTCCTTCATCAATGCTTGAGCGTAGCCTTTCCAGCTCGCTTCCAGCTGCACTTGTCGGTCGCGCCATTTGAAATGAACAACGAGACAACCGCGCTCGTTATCGGTCATCGTGCCAAAAGCCTGGCAACCGAAAGCAGCTAGCGTCTTTTGCAGTTCATTGAGCGCCCGATCGCCAGCGGTTGCAGTTGAGTAAGGAATTGACATGAATCACTCCACTATAGTAAGTAGTACTTCTGCAACAATTCATCGACCTTTGCATTCCATTTGTCTGCGCCGCAATCACAAATTTCAGATTTGCGACTATCGTTACAGGTCAATATAGCGCATGAATACCAGCAATCTGGGCAATCAAGATGCGAACGCTTTGATTCTTTCAATAAAGCGCCGACTTCAATGAGCGCGGCATCGGCTTCATCGGCGAAATAAACTTCTTCCCATTTGAGATCAGAATCTGCCGTGTCGGTATCACATGGAAATACGTGCACTGCTTTTCGTTTCTGCATTGCAAATCTCTTCCGCTAGAATCAGCTCTCGTCTCGATGCCGAATTCCAAGCAAAAATCCAGCTTCAAAAACGCTGTGTAAATTGTGAACCAACGACGAGCATGGCTTGCGCGTATCTTTAATCCATATTTCTATTGTCGCTCGATCAACCCCAAACCAATTGGCAGCGATTTGCACGAATCTTTTGTGCGCAATCCGCTGAAGTTCTTTGTTACTTTCTTTTGCATTCATTGGGCACCTGATCGACGCGGAGCGGGCCGCTTAGTACGAAAGCGCGACCAGTCATACCCACTGCCATCTTTGTACTTTGGAATGCGCAACAATTTACCTAGTCTCTTGCCGGCTTCTTCATGCGCATCGTTGTCACGGCAACACGAGCAACCCTCCGACCACTTATAGTCAGCAATCGCTCGACGAATTTCTGAAAGATCACTCATCCCGGCGCGCTCCGGTTTATTCGTAGTCGAAATCTTCGTCATCTTCGCAGTCATCGCAATCACGACATCCAACACAATCAGTTTCGCCATGGTAATGACACACGCAAAGATCGCCGCCACAATGGCAGTACAGAACTCCGCTTCCTCCGCATCGCGTATCAATGCCTTCGCTAAATAGCTCGTCATACGACCCCTTTGCGCCGCACCAGCACTCAAATTGTTCTGCGTCGCATTTGCTGCAAACCGCTTTCGGTTCGCTATCACTGGGATCGGCAGTCGGCAACCAATTATGTGTGCAGGCTTCTTTCACTTCCCCTCCCGAGCTGTAGCGGTTTCGTGAGCGGCTTGGTCATCGCTTTCCCAGCCGCGTTCATCCAAATAGTCGCTTTCTTCCTCAGCGCATTGCGGGCAGGCGCAACCTCGACAAAAGTCAGCGCCGTGCTTTTTACAATGCCGCATCCATTCGATGTCAAATCCTGCGCAGTCATCGCACAAAATTCTTCCGCGCACATTGCTCACGACCGGCTCCCTTGCGTTTCCGACTCAGCTCGGGCAAGTCTGTATTCGTAAACCCAGTTGAGCATCTCATTGACACGGCCACGGATGTAATACGCCTTTCCGCGACTTCCATCCTCACGAATGGCTGTGATCGTTACCGTGTCGCCGTTGTATTCAGAAAAATCCTCCAATCCAACGAGGACACATTCTTGACCGACAGTAAATTTGTGTCCATTGGGAGTCGATCTAAAAAGCTCTTCACTCACGAAGCTCGGATCGTCTTTGATTAGGAGAACTGCAATTGGATTATCTATGGAGATTTTCATAATTGAGCACTTCACTTCGTTGGAGCTGAACAATCCGGACATCGCCAGCCGTTGATCGTATCGAAATGCCAGCCGCTAGCGGCGAGCGATACTTGTTTCACGATCTTCAAACACTTCCTGCATTGAATCGACGATAGAACGTCTTCTTTTGTTACCGGTTGCGGAGCGCGAAGGGCGGCAACTTTGTAAAGCCTCGGCACTTCCTGTCCATAAATAATAGCGGCCGCAATGCGTTGGATATTTTCGGCAACTTCGCTAACCGGTTCTTCGCGTTGCAATATCAGCTTAGCGGCCGTGTAGATTTGTGCGAGTGCGTCGAGATGAGCTTCTGCCGGCGGTTGTTCGGCTCGGGGTGCAGTTAGCCGGCGGGCGGCTTCGTTGCATACATCGCGCATCATTCGCGATCCTACGCCAGTCGCATTGTCTGCAAAGTGGCGGAAGTAAATCGACAACTGCTCGTTTGTCATCTTCCTGCGGGTGAGCTGGTCGGTCATGGTTCGTCCGCCTCATATTCAGTTTCGTGCCCGCAATTCTTACAACGCTTGTAAAAAATCTGCTCCGTGCCGTATTCGTGATCGAACGAGTCGTCTATGACTTCGTAGTCGTGATCGAACTCACCCGGCGCAACTTCGCACGGATTGGGCTCCTTCTTTGCATTGAGTTCGTCAGTCATGGTTTCACCTTCATCATTCTCGCGCGACGAAGCTCCTCATCAAGTAGTAACTTGAGGTGCACACGAAGAGACGAGCTAACCGGGTCAAGCGGCTTTACCTCAGAAATTGCCTTTTGAGTTCTCTCAATCGCTGCGGCCAGCTCGGTGTTGGTCATGCAGTAGTCGGCGGTAATGGTGTCGTCGCTCACAGCTTCACCTTCGCCCACGGCACGCCTTGTAGCCACTCAAGCGCTACGGCTCCCGACACGCCGAAGTGTTGGGCAACGGCGAAGATGATCTCGAGCTCGTTAGCAACATACATCGTGTCGCCCTGCTTGACGGCCATGGTTGTGATGTCGGCACCATTCGACTCATCGACAGCCACCACGAACGGCCGCTCCGACTCCTTCTTAGCGAGCTCGAAAGTACGGCGTTCCTCCTCGAATGCAGCGCGCTCTGCAGCCAACCGACTCTCCTCGGCGGCGCGGGCTTCATCTTCAACCCGACGCCGCTCGGTCGCTTCGTGTTCTTGCTGGCGTCTCTCCGCGGCTAGGCGCTCGCGTTGCGCCTGCTCCTCGGCGGCAATCCGATCTCGCTCGGCTTGCTCACGAGCACGAGCCTCGCTTTGCTGCCGTTCAAATTCTGCTCTGGCTAAGGCGAGCTTCTCTTCCTCGGCGCGGCGGTCACGTTCTCTGTCAGCCTGCTCCTGCGCTTGTCGCTCTCGCTCGGCTGCCAATCTCCGCGCCTCCGCCTCTTGTTGGCACGCCATCGAGTGGAGCGTGCGTAGGCTGTCGACGGACCGAAAAAGAGCAGCCTCCGCTTCCTCGCGGAACTCACCGTAAGAGTCGTCGATTGCGGTCGCCTCGGCTGCTTTTAGGAGGGTCGCAATATGACTCGATGATCCGCCCGACGTATTCTCGGGCCAGCGCCGAATGCCATCGATGCGCGCACGGATCTCTGCAACCCGTTTGCGCTCCGCCTCAATACGCGCCTCCCGCTCGCGCTCGATACGCTCCTCCTCGCCCTTGATTTGCGCGTCAATCGGGTCCTCAAGACTCGAAAGCACTTTAGTTATACGTTTAGCCTCCGCATCAATCGCGCGGCCTGCGTCTAGGAAGTAGCGTTTCTCCGCGACGCGGATCTCTTCGACCTCAAGGCGTGGCGCTCGGATCGCGCGCCTAGCTTCACGCGCCGCAAGCATGCCCTCTTTTTTCTGCACCTCATACACGACCCCCTTGTAGGACTCGCTGAGTTTGGCGAGTCCCTCGTTAACCTTGCTGAATACCGCGAGCGAGGATTGGACGCGGTCGAGGATGACAGGTTCTGTAGCAATTGGGTCGGTCATGGCGCCGCCTCTAACAACTCGATCAGTTGATCTGCCATCGTCTCCCACGCCGCGCTCGCCGCGCTCTCCGCCGCGCTCTCCGCCGCGCTCCACGCGCTCTCCGCCGCGCTCCTCGCGCTCTCCGCCGCGCTCCACGCGCTCTCCGCCGCGCTCTCCGCCGCGCTCCACGCCGCGCTCCTCGCCGCGCTCCACGCGCTCCACGCCGCGCTCGCCGCGCTCCACGCGCTCGCCGCGCTCTCCGCCGCGCTCGCCGCGCTCGCCGCGCTCTCCGCCGCGCTCGCCGCGCTCGCCGCCGCGCTCGCCGCGCTCTCCGCCGCGCTCCACGCGCTCTCCGCCGCGCTCCACGCGCTCTCGTCTACAGGATCCCCGCGAGTCAACGGAAGCAACACCTCAGCGCACTGCGCTACCGCATCCTTCACAATCGGATGGTCGTAAGATCCGATTCCACTGCGCGTCAAAAGCCAGTGTAGAAATTGCCAGCCGACGCGCGAGAGATCAGCGCCGGGGCGAATTGCAGACAGAAAGCGCTCTGGCCATTCTTGTGCTTTGCCGTTCTTGAGCCCCTCAAAAATACAGTCCTCCAGTCGCGCCAGAATCTCTGGAATCCCAAGCTCAATCGGATAGCGTGAGTGGTCGTAATTCTCAAGCGTGCAGCCGATGGCACAGCCTTTGCCATTACTCCATCCGGTACCATGAATCAATTCATCCGCTGCACGATGCGCAGCAACGCGCGTCAGATACTTCTCTTTAATCGCCGTATCGTTATGAAATGCAAGCATGGGTCACCTCTCTATACTTAACAGTTATAACATTGCCTGTTATACAGCGTCAACGCTAGAATGGCGGCAATGAAACTCAAGCACCCGAACGCCTACGTCAAGAAGTCCTCTAGCCTGCACGACTTACCCGTGATCCAGGTCGAGCTCGCCAAGCGCACCGGCGTCACCCAGGCGTGCGTGTCGCGCATTCTCACAGGCCGCCAGTCGGTACAACTTTGGTGGCTCCTCAAGGTGTCTAGCCTCTACGACATCAGCATGGACGAGCTGTGCGATGGGTTGGTGGTGCGTTAGTGAGCCGCCCGCCGCGCCTCACTAAGAGCCGCATCAAAGCAGGGCTTGCAGAGGAAGACGTCGAGGGACTCCGGCACGTCGGGATTGCGGTGCAACTGATACGCAGCCCAGTGAATACGACAGATAGAACAGCCGTGCTTGCCCTCGGGTATCGAGTCGATATGTGGGATGAACTCAGGCGATGCGCTCACGTTGCCCCCTAATAAATCTGTTCTCATTCACTGCGCGCTTGCTGTCATAGAGTCGACCGAGCGACCAGGGCGTCACGCTCCTCTCGCGCTTTAAAAGTCGTCGCCACTCAAGCTCGGTCATCGGCCTGCAGCGCTCGAGTGGGCACAGCCCCACGTACCCAAGCTTATCCACAAAAACTCCTGGAGCAATACGGGCAGCCAGTGATGAGTGATCGTCGCGCGACACTGCGAATACGTGAGTGATGAGTGATGTCTCGCCGACAGCTAAAACAACGTCCATCGTACGGCAAGAAAAGCGGCAGCCCGTGCTGCGCACAGTAGCGGCGCTGCTCGCGGATGATGACCTCGCCGACGGTCAGTGTACGCCTCTTGATCTCGTTACTCATTCTCAATCCGCTGCAGCGACGACAGCGGCGGCGCGTCGTCGTCGCAAAAGATCGCGACTCCAAGCACATACACTCCGCGCAGACGTGCTTCCGGAACATTGGCTAGTTGCTCAAGTTCCAGCAACAGCTGGTCGTAATCGAGCGTATGCAAGCGATACGCGATGCGAGAATTATTGTCCGGCATGCGGCTTAGCAGGCTATTCAATTCTGAAACCACTTGATTGAGTAGCGTCACGGCACCTCCGGATACATCGCCCATAGGGTTGCCATGATAGCGGCGAACAGGATGACGAGGAGGACGGATAGCAGCGTGTCGCGGAGTTCGCGGCGGCGGCGTCTGCGCATGATGCCAGCGGTGCGGTGGGTCATGGCTAGTAATCCTGAAACAGTGTCGACAGCCGTGCAATTCCAGTCCGACCGATGAGGCGCATCAAATCCATCGAAATGCGTGCGCACGCTTGGTAGGTCCGCTCGGCTTCTCTGCTGTCCGTGTCATAGCCTAATTCGCTCGCCCACTCTTCGAAACACGGCGCATCGAGTACCGATTGACTGTCTCTAACGAGGGAGTAAAGAACGTCGCGTAATACAGGGGGCGGCAGTGCAACCAATTTCACGCCGAATCGAGACTCGCTTTTATAGTCGCGCGGAATGGCTGGCCGGACCCTACTCGTTTTGTCGGCCAGAGTTGTGCGTCCCACTGGATAGGTTCCAGTCTCCGCGGCACGCTCTTGATCGGCGCGCAAAAGCCTGCTTTCGTAGTGCAATGGCGGCGGCGCGGCGAAATGATTGTAGCCAGGAACATGCCCGATGCCTTGCATGTAATCCGTGTCGAGTCGGTATTTGCCGCGTACGAGCGACACGCGCCAGTTGAGTGACTTGTTTTTCTCCCCGCTATTTCGACTCGCAGATTGACGAACGAATGCGGCGGTGTAGGCAATACCGAGTTCCGCGATGTACTGATCGAGCGCCTCGTATGAAGTGGCGCTCGCGGCTGTTTGACTGTCGATACTCATACCCCACCCCGCTTACGCGTCCCAATCTCGCGCGTGTTGCGTTCGAAGAATTTAAAGGAGCCGCAGGAATTGCCGTTGATGTCGGCCAGAGTCACACCGTCAAGCACAGCGCCGGCCTCCACTCTGGCAGACAACTCACGCAAGATGCGCGACAATTCAATAGAGCACAGCTCGCCAGCGAATGAATCGTTGTCGCAGTTGATGTAGATCTCTACATAGCGGGTGCGCATTGGTTACTCCTCGTGTGATTGATAGTCATACCTACGAAGTCGTCGCCGACTCCAATGCTCGCCGTCACTCGCGGACCAGCACGCGCCCACGAGTGCGATCAGAAACAGGATGAGGGCGAAGAGGGTCATGGCGCACTGCGCCAGCACGTTCTAAATTGCCAGTCGCGCCCGTACTCACCACTATGCCGCGCCAATTCAAGCACGCCCATACGCTCAAGTGAGAGTGCCGTGCGCTTGTGCCGCCCGCGCGGATTGCCCGTGCCACCGAGCGTGTGCCAGCCCGGATAACGCAAAGCAAAGTCGTGCAGATGAAATTGCGCAGCGCTCATGCGTAGCGGCAGAGCACGGCCAGACCAGATGGTGTATTGCATCTCTCTCGCTCCTAGGTGGTCGGTTAGGCGGCAATCTTGTTGTAGAACGCCATCACTTTTTTGCAGTCAGGATGGGCAATACCAACTGAGTACTTGAGGGAATCAAGCGCTGCGAAAGTCGCGAACTTGTAATCGCCTTTGTCATAGAGCTGAACCGCGTCAGCAAGGCGAAGTCGTGCGGACGATTCCATCGCTCCGCCAATGTTCTTGCGCGCCAGGATGATTGCTTGGTTGCTGTCCATCTTCTCGCCCTCAGTTAGGTTAGGTGGTCGGTTAGCAGCCCATCATTCGTTCCATGCGCTGCTCGGCTCTCCATGCCGCTTGAAAGTCGCGCTCCTCTTGCAAAGACTCTTCATACTCACGAAGCACATCTGCGGGGAGGCGATCTAAATCGACGCCCTGAACGGTCGTTCGGCCATCGCACTCTTCGCATGTGACGTCGTAGTCACCACGCATATACGACTCGCCGAAGTCCGGGTCTTCATCGAAATCCGCTGCGGTCAGTCCATTGCCATCGATTGCCGAGTTGACATGCGAACCATTCCCATTGCAGCGCGGGCAAACCTGCCACTTTGTTGGTAGAACAAATTCAGTGCCGTCGGCCCGTACGAAAGTGATTTGCTTTTGGTTGCTCATCTTCTTGCCCTCAGTTCGTTAACGGACAACAACACCGCGCGATGCGCGGCGAATGAAAAGTGCGTAGCCGTTTTTCTTCCAGCACTCGGCGCCAGTAATGGCGCCAACGCCTGACCACACATAGCCATTTGCCAAGAGATACTCTCGGGCTGTTTTGAGATTGGCGAAGTTCATCTTCTCGCCCTCAGTTCGCCCCGCGTGTGCGGTGTGAGTCCATTATGCATACCAGTTATACGTTGTCAACAACTAAATGATGTCCTCCTCGTCACCGTCGTTGTCGGTCTCGTCGGTCTCCACGATCAACGGCGTCTCCTCAGTCTCCGGCGCCGTGTCCCACGCGAGTTTCACCACAATCTGCGCCCCGGCCGCCGCAATGGTGTAGTGCCGGTCGACCCGCGCCGCGAATGACTGGAGCGCCGCGCGCACTCGCTTTAAATCCGCCATCGGGAATCGAAGCTCGTCGTGCCGCGTGACCAGTTTCCCGAATCCGTAGCGGCTGTTGACCTTATAACGACCGAATCCGATTGTTGTGACACGTTTTGTGTTCATGTTATAGCCCTCGTGTGTGAATTTTCGTGTGTGGATTGTAAAATGAGCGTATTTAATAACCCTAATGAATATAACCCAGACTAATATAACCCTCTATGACCTGCCACGTTAGCTCAGCTCGCGATAAGCCATAGAATATCACAGCTCAGAGAGGGTCCAAGTAGAAATCAGATTGGTTACAATTACAAGATTAGAGAGTCAATTCATTGTTATTACTAGTGTTATTTAGGTAACTAAAGAGTAAAAAGCAAAGAAAAATTTTTATAAAATCGTATAAGTGTTGGAGGGGACTTTTTACAGTTACATAGAAACAATCAACGATATCAATGACTTAGGTTGTAACTGAGTGTTTTTAAGCGTTTTGGCACGACACATGCATATGTCTGATTCTTACCAATCGGTTGTTTTTACGCCACAAATGGTTTGACATAATATAAAGCGCTAGGTCCTATTGGGGACTATCAATGTCCAAGTGACTGTTTTTATTAGTATTTCCACAATCCTATTCCTTAACATAATAGTGATTATGCGAAGTACGACGGCTAGGATCGGTCGAATCGGTACGGGTCGGGTTTTGGGAATGGACACGCGCTCGGCGGCAGCGTGGGAGTCACCCCTCCTGCCCCCCAAAAGTTTATTTACGCGTCCTATTCTTTGCAGTTATTCTTATTTTCCTATGCGCACTCCTCCCCCTCCTTGGGCTTCTGTCCCTGTCGTTGACGCACGCTCCGCCTACGATGCCGATACCGTCGTAGACATACTCTTTTTTATGACGACTGCTGAGTACGAGGAGTGGGTGGCTTCACCTGACCAACCTCGTCGTACACCTACACATGGCATCCTTCCCGCTCGATAAATTCCACGCCTTCTGTCGCGAGTTGACCATCGACAGTAAGGAAGAGGGGATGCGGAGGCTCTGGCCCATGCTTGGGACGCAGACGAGGTTCGTGAACGCCATCCGCGAGGGTTTTGAGCGCGACATCCACTGGTTTGTGGTGTTGAAGGCGAGGCAGATCGGGATCTCGACTGTGAGTCAGGCACTCGATTTATTCTGGCCCGTGCAAGTCGAGGGACTCTCCGGCGCCGTCGTCGTGCACGAGGACCCGGCGCGCGAGGCATTCCGTGCTCAGTTCGATCTCTTCATTGACAAACTTCCGAAGCGCTGGCGACCACCTGTCATCGCGCACAATCGCTATCAGATGGTGTTTGCGCAAGGGAGCCGCTTGCAATACGCGGTGGCGGGGACGAAGAAAAAAGGGGGAGCGTTAGGGAAGAGTAAGGCGCTCGTGTATTTGCACGCGACCGAGGTGTCGGCTTGGGGCGATCGGGAAGGGGTGGCGTCACTCAAGGCCACGCTGGCTGAATCGAACCCCAACCGGTTGTATATCTGGGAGAGTCCACTAGCACTTGACACCCCGGTAGCCACTCCTTCTGGATGGTCGACGATAGGTGGAATTAAAAAAGGCGATATGGTTTTCTCGGCCGATGGAGCTCCGTGTAAGGTTGTCGGCGAGAGTCCGATTTTCATTGGGAGAAAGTGTTTCGAGATTAAGTTTTCGAACGGAGAAACCATCCGGGCCGACTCTGAGCATAAGTGGCAGGTTGAGGTTGCGCGTTGGAAAAATAATCCGCAATGGAAAACAGCAATGGTCAAGACGGAGGAACTCGATACAAAAAAGCACCGAGTCCTGGTTAACGAAGCAATCCAAGCTCCGGACATCGAACTCCCGATCGATCCATATCTATTAGGAGTTTGGCTTGGTGATGGGCGCACTGACTCGCCGTCGATTTGCGCAGGTGATGCGGACATCGAGGAGTTAAGAGGGCTTCTTAAACGCCGCGGCTGTCAGCTTGGTCCGATTGGAAAATATGGCTGGAGAGTTGGAAAATTTACGGTGCTTGGTGTTCGCTCGATATTCTCTAAGCTAGGATTATTGGGAAGAAAGCACATTCCAAAAATGTATCTTCGATCGTCAGAACGGCAACGTCGCCAGTTGCTCGCGGGATTGATGGACACCGATGGGCACATCTCGTCTGATAACTTCAGGGCCGAGTATTGCTCCGTTCTTCCTGAATTGGTCGATGGAGTGGCGGAGTTGTTGTCGTCGTTAGGGATCAAGTTCACCAGAGGCGTATTGTCTGTGGAGGGGAAGGTCAGGGAATTTCCATCGGGTCGATCGTATGCGTGCAGGAGATCTGAACGCTTGAGGTTTTGCGAGGACCCGAAGAAGACAGTCTTCAACCTTGGGCGCAAAGCAGACATTCACGCTGCCGATAGGGTTTACACGTGGAGAAAATCTCGTTTTTTAAAGGTAGTGTCTGTAACTCAGGTCGCTTCTGTTCCGACAAAATGTAT